AATGTTGGATTGCGATCTTTTGCCATAAGAGTTATTTTATCTTTTGTAATTTTAATATTTTCAAAAGCAATTAATGGTTCAGCTACATTCTATCCCCACAAATCTTCTCTTGTTGTTAAATCTTCAATAACTGGAACATAGTTATCGTCTGCTCTAAAAATAAAATCAACAAAATATGTAGGTTCAAATACTAAATCTTTTAATTTTTCATCGGTTATTTTAATAAATTCTTCTATTTTATCCGCGGCTATAGAAAAACCAAAAGCGTTTTGATGACCCTCTGCATAATCTATTATTTGAGTATCTGAAAGCAGGTCTTTAAAATTTTCCAAAGGGGAATTAGCAAAATTACGTCCTGAACCCGCGTAATGAATTTTTCCTTCTGTTTCAATTTCATTAAGAATTAAAGTCGGATGCTAAAACTCATTTGCAATTTCATTAGCGATTAAGCCTGTTAGGTTTTTATTAGCGCTATATTCTGGCGACAAAAGGACAAGTAAAATTTGATGTTTTAACAAATCTTGTTCTTCAATTAATTGATGAACTATTTTTAAATTATCATCACGCTCATTCGTTTGTGCCTTTTTCACATTTCCGCACATTCGTAAAGCTTGAGTAATAATCTTTTCTTCTTTTCCTTTTTCTCCACGTTTAGTTGATGGTACTAAAATATTAGCCCTGTGTTCTAACATTGACTCAAATAATATATCTTTATCTCTTAAACTACCAACTCTAGTAACAGCATTTACTAAAGGAACAAGATAAAAAGCTATTTTATGCTAAGTTATTTCGCCCTAAAAATGAAACTAATCTTTATCTATAATACCCTTTATAAAAGGGTTGGTTATATGATTAAAACCTCTACGAATTAGTTCGCGAGTTTCTAATTGCCGCACATCCATCATATCTCCAGTCAGACCTACAGCAACCAAGTCAATAAAATTTTCTGCCTTTTGGATTTGTAATAAACCATCTATATAACAACAAAATTTATAAACCATTCCAACACCAGATAATGTTTTATTAGGATAATTGTCCAATTGATTATTTATAACACAAGCATATGGAGAAACTTGTTCAGCTTCATGATGGTCAATTACTAAAATATCAATTCCATGTTCAGATAATTCTTTGTGAAGTGCTATTTCATTACTACTGGCGTCTGGAACAATAATAAATTTGGCATCATTAGGCAAAAAATCTAAATCTATTCCATGTTCTTTCTTTTCATGTAAACCCCAAGTGACGCAATTTTCTACATAATTAGGGAAAAGGGAATGTAAATAATTAATTAAAAATGCTGCGCTTGTATAGCCATCGCAATCGGCGTCTACTTGTACATATGTTTTATCTTTCTAAGATATGTGTTTAATCAACATCCTTGCGCCCTATTCTATATTACTAATTAGTTTAGGACTTAGTATATCTAAATAACTTGTATTACAATAATTATCTATGCTATCAATTGGAATACCTCGGTTATAAAGAACTTGTTCCAAGGGAGAATAATTAGGGTTTCTTTCTTGTATTAACTTATAATTCATCTTCTTTGTCTCCCCAATATTTAAATGCTTGATAAGGATAAGCCACAGTAGAAGGACGAATTATAGTTGAGATTACATTTTCTGGAATTCCTCTTTGAATATAAGAAATATTACATTTATGGCCGCGAAAGCAATCTCTCGCGGGACAAGCTATCCAGAAATCGCCATTTTCGCACTACATTTCAAACGAATTATTAATAGATTTAATTTGTGTTGTTTTATAAAGCATTTTTTCATATTGTTGCTAAATTTCTTTTAATTTTTCAAAACCTTCAGTTTTATCTTTATACCACACTATACCTTTCATAAAAAAATCCTTTCTTTAAATAACTGAATAAACTTATCTTTTCCTTCATCTATTGGACTTGCTTTGTATGAAGTTATCATGTCTTTGTCAAAAAGAAAAGAAACTTTTATATCTTTTGAATTTCTATCATAAATTTTTAATAAATTGTTTTTTAAATGTTTAAATTCGGTATCACCAATTTCTTGGAATTGGCGGTCAAACGCTATTGCGATTTCTTCAGCGCCGCATTGTTTTAAAAGATATACTTGATATTGTGATAAATTACTTCCACAACAAGCTACGCTTATATCATTTTCAAAACCAAAGTATGATTGATATAAAAGAGCAGATTTTTCACTTTCAAAAACAATTGCTGTTTTAGCTTTTCTAATATTATCTTTAGAATGATTAATATTATATAAGTTTAATCCAAGAGGATGATTATACATAACTTTATTGATGGTTACAGGTCTGTATTTTCCATATAAATCACAATCTTGTTGGCACATAAAACGACCGCGCAAACCTATAAATCGTCCTTTAATATCAAAATGAGGTATTGTTATTTGGTCATTTCCTAAATAATATCCAATTCGGTTATATTCAATAACTTCTTGAGAAATATTTTCTTTTAGCCAAGGAGTTAATTTAATTGAATAATTTAATTTAGTTAAAATATCTTCATCATATTCTTTTAATTCAAAAAATTCTAATTTTTTAAAATCTAATTCTTTTAAACGAATATAATCATTTAAACAATTCCAATCCTCTAGACCAAAGTATTCTTCATTTAAAATTATTTGAGAAGAAATACCAAACTTTGCGGCTATATATTGAATTGTTTCATTTAAATTTAATTCTTGTTGTTTTTGAATATGAAAAACTTTTCTAGTTAATTCAAAAATATCAAAACTAGGTTCCGCGCAACCAGTATAACAATGAAATAAATTACTGTTTGAATACCAATATAATTTTCTACTGCCTATTCCAGGTTGGTTATGGCAAATAGTGGCGGAGATAATACCAAAATTAGTGTATTCTGGTTCTCCGCCCCATTCAGCCAAGAATTGATAAATTTGCTCTTCTGTAAGTTGCTCCTTTATCTTATCTTTGTCAAAATTGAACATTAAAAGGTCAACACCTTAATGCAAATTCCTTTAATTCCATATTCTTCATTAACGATATTACATAAATAATTTTGAATATCACTAGTGCGCTCCTTGCCTTTGCGCATCTTTAAATAGTTCTGAGCCATCTCATTAGTCATCTTATATTCAAAATATCCGGCATTAACATCATTATTATTTTTAATCATTTTTTTCTCCTTTATTAAAAAGCGGAACGAGGTTCCACGTCTATTTTTAAATCTTTAATTTCAACTAATTCATAATTATAAGTAGTAGCAAACATAGGTTCTACCTTACAACGTCCTAAATTTCCCTTACACCAAAGATAAATTCCCTTGTATCTACCTCTACGATTTTTATAAATAGAAATCTTTAAAAAAGGTTTTTCAAATACCCCTGCAGAAAGGATTTTATCAAGAGATTGTATATCTTTTTCATTTACCGGCAACATCACAAGGCCGACGTCAATTTTGTCCGCAATTGATTTCGCTCCTCGCAAAAGATTTTGGTCTGGAGTTTCCGAGTCAACATAAGAGCCATTTAACTGAGTGGCGGACAAAATAAAAATACCATATTTGGTACATAAATCTTTAAGTTTAATAGACATCATAAAAAGAATATTATCTTCGCGCAATTTAACTCCACCACTACGACGAGTAATTTCTTCTAAGATTTTCATTGAAGTATGAATATAGTCTAAACAAATATATCTAATTTCTTTATCACGAATGTTTTTAACAATAGAATTTTCTATATCCTGTAAAGAAAAATCTGGAATTGTTTCAATATATAGTGGGCTATTTTCAAGGATTTCAATTGCTTCATAAACTCTCTTTTCTTCATCGCCCTCATAGCGACCATTAAGAATATGATCTTCGTCTACGTCCGCGAGAAAAGCTAATATCATAGTTTGAACTTCATCAAGAGTTTGTTCTGTTGTAATGAATAAAGTGGGTTCTTTTACTCCATTTTTAATCCAAGAGCCAAATTGTTCATTATATATCTTATCGCAAGCAAAGTTACAAGCATCCGCTATCATTGTTCTTGATTTTCCGGTTCCAGTAGGGGCTGACCGCAAATATAACTTACCTAATCTTGCGCCACGAGTAATAGTATTAATCATTGAACCATAGAGTGGTATACCTACTTCTGGACTTTCTTTTAATCCTTCAATTAAATCTCTAATATTTTTTGATGCTTGTATAGACTCATTTTCAAAATTATCAACATATTTTGCTTTTATTTCGGTAATTTTATTATCTATTTGTTCAGCGATTTGCTCTAAAGAAGAATTATCTAATCTGTCCTCTTGGAGCTGGCGCTTTTTTACATCCAAGATATTATCTGGGTCATAAATATCTGTTACATCTATTCCAAAAGTATCATATGCGCGCAACAAAGACATTTTTTTCATGCGGTGATAATAATAATCAAACGATGAAGGAGAAGCATTTTCAGAAATTTGAATTAACCATTCTTCACCTTTTTGCTTATCAAAAATGGCTTTACTTTTTGGACGAGTTTTTAAGAAATCTAAAATATTTAAAAGATTGATTTGAGAGGCTCCCAATTCATGTAAATTATAAATTGTGCCAAAAATAATTTTATGAAAATTATCCGGAAAATCTTCTTCAGTAATATTGTATTTATCTGTAAAATCCAAAAGTTGAGGATTATTATAAACACAACCTATTACTTGAATAATACTAGTTAAATCAACATATTTAGATGCCATTTATATCATCCTCCAAAATAAATTGGAATGAATTGTGGCGCGTGGTAAATTTTGCCCGCGGAGATTTAATTGTAATCTGTTCTTCTTTTGGTACATAATCTTGAATATTTTTTCCTTCATTAGATTGTTGAGCTAACCATAAACTATAATAATAATTATAAGCTTCTTGATAAAGATAAGGAATTATATTTATTGTGGGATGTTTACAATCTATTTTTATAGTTTTTTTAATTTCAAGACCATAAATTAAAGTTTTTAACATTCCAGAATAAGTATAATTATATTGTTCTATTAAAGTTTTTTTCTGTTTGCGGATATTAGGAGGCACCCACTCAACATTAAATATCTTTTTTATATATTCATCTAATTTTTCTTCATCAGTAAATTCTCGGTTTTGTTCTTTATCATAGCAATCTTTGTGCGCATACTTATTATCTGATACCAAAACACAAGGCTCTTTTACGCGATTAAATATTTTTTTACAATATATACATTTAACGTTTTCTGTTGGGTCTACTATTTGTATATCTTTTAAAGCTGGATTAGTAAGTTTTTCTCTTAAAAAACATTCTGCGTGCGCATAACGCCTTGAATTAATTTTCGCATATGGTTTTGCGTCACGGTCAAATTGCTATTGACAATATGCACATTTAACATAGTGAGGCATACAACATCCCCCATATTTTTTATATTTTCATATATATTATATCATAATTTTTACAAAAAATCAACCTATAGTCTCCCATAGGTTGATTTTTTGAAAATGTAAATTTTTTACTTTAATAAATCTGTTTTAATTTCATCAACAATTAGATAAATAAGCTCTACTTGGTCTCTGGTTGCGTCAGAAACTTTTTTACCCTTCCCGAGATATTTATCAATAATTGATGTAATTCTAGGAGCATAATACAATTGATTTTTTGTCATAAGTTGACCAACAATTGTTTCAAACTCTGACATAAGAGCATCAAAGTCATAATTAGGCGCATCAACAGCGACTTCTCTTTGTTCAGTTACATAGGCGTTTTGACTACTTGCCGCCTCTTTATCAATAGCATCGTAAAGGGCTTTTACCAAGTTATCATATCCAAAAGGAATAGAAGAAGCAATTTGACTGAAACGACTTTTACAATCAACACTTTCATCTGGTGAACGAAGAATTAAAGTTCTTTCTCCATTATTTACATCAATATAGCCCATAATGTCGCTCATATTTTTAATAATTTCATTATAAGCTGTTGAGCAAGAAGGAACAATTTGATTGTATTCAGTGCCATCTTTGCGCTTAAAGGTTTTGTCCTTGCTGTGTGAAATAAAAACAACGGCATAACCTTTCATAGTAATAGAACGGAAAGTAGTTTCCCATTCGCGCTTTACTTTTGCCCAACCATTAGTACTCCAACCACCATCGCCAATATTTTCAATACCCAATTGACTACAAAGATATTTTTCACAAAGTTGCGAAGCAATATCAACAGTATCCACTACAATTGTTTTAAAGGTATTTTTAATATCGGGGTCATCAAGCTGACGTAAAACTTGCTTCATTTCACCCCAAGTAGTAACATCCTAAGCGAAAACACCAGGAAGAGCATTATAACCTTTTTCAAAAGCCAAAAGAAGTGGACTAGGCATTTTTGAACCAAAAGTAGTCTTACCTGCGCCACCAGGCCCATAAATATAAGTAATATAACCGCTTAAATCACGGCTAACTTTATGCGGCTAAAGAGCCTTTAGATTAATAGCCATATTTAATTCCTCCTATTAAGGTTTTTGATTAAAAACCAAAAACCTTATCATTAGAGGTAGAAACGGGGGCAGTAGCTGTTGCAGCCCGAGAAGCCTTATACGCATCTTGACGTTCCTTAATAGTAGCAAGATAAACTTCACGGTCAGCCATTGCCTTAGACAGTTCATCAGCGGTGATGAATTCATCGCTATCCCATTCATAAGGTTCTTCCTTCGCACCAGTTACAACAAAATCACGCTTTGTGGTAGGAACTTCTCTAGTAAAAGTTTCACCAAAGGCAGAAGCGGAGGTCTGAGAACGAACTATAGTCTGAGAAATCTGATGGCCCCAAACCTGAGTACAGAAAGGATTACTACCGCTAATATTCTGATTTTCAAAATAATCAATGGCATCGGGGTTCAAAACAGTATATTCTACAGGCAACAGAGCATTATTATAATTAAAAATAGCGCCTCTAATAATACCCTTTTCGGGGAGTTCGCGGTCTGGGTCGGCCTCAACACGCCGGAAGCTAGTAATTACCATATCAGTCTTAAAGGTATCTCTATTTCCTTCCTTGGCGGGCAGAGTATCTACAATAGTGATGAAACCGCCCTCATTACGCTTTAAAGATACAAGCTCTTCCTTACCATTTCTATCGGAATAAAACTCATTAAGAGCAATAGCAGAGTCAATGGAAACCTTAGTGGCAACATCCTTGCCGTCCTTCATAATAGTCTTATAAAAACCATTACAAATATTAGAAAGAATAGTGTAATTAGGATTATTCTTACCCTTACTTGTAACAGGAGTTACATAAGTATAATGAACTGAAAGAATATTCGTACAATCATCATTGGTAGCAATATCAAGAGTACCAGTGATATATTTTGTATTAGGGTTCTTAGAATTAGGCCCAGTTACCTTTTCCTCAAGCTTACTTTCATAAATCAAACCTGCAATAGTAGTAGCATTAAACATTTTTCTCATTTTTATTTTCTCCTTTAATTTTCAATAATAATATTTCTTCCCTTATCGCTTAAACCATAAATAACAGGGTCTGTGCTTACCTTAACAACATAACCGTCATTGACTAATTTGCGGATTGCTCCAGAAACTGTTCTAGAAGCTACTCCCAATCCTTCAGCAATATCTTTTGCCTTCCAAGTTAATGTTTCTGAATTATTTTGCAGATAAGTCAAAACCAACTTTCCATTATCCGTAAACAAGGGCTTTTCCTTTTTACTTTCAGTTCTAAAAGCTTGCCAAAATTCTTGAGCGCCTTCGCTCAAAGAAGAAATATCAATCTTTTCTTCAACTTCATTAATAAAATCAATTTTACTAATCATTTTAAAAATTAATAACTCACTTTCTTTATTCTTTCTATATATATTATATCATATTTTTTTATAAAAAACAAGTAATGGCTATTAATTAAAAATAAATTCATTTGCGTAAGGTAAAGTTTTTACCCAATCAATAAATTTCACTCTCCAACCAGACTGCTTGTGGTGTTCTCTTTGATGAACCATATTGCGCAAATTCTCATAATTCATAGTTACTGTTCTGGTCTGTAACCAACTTTGCGGCAAAACGCTCAATAATTCCTCCCAATATCTAATATCTTTGGTTTTGTTATAACGATTGCGCAAAAATTCAAGATAAGGAATTAGACACATCTAAAGAAAATCTTCATCAATTGGATGCTTCAAATCTTTACGTTGCGCTTGTTCGTCATAGGGAATGAAATGAATTAAGTCTGGTTCAAAACATTCCAAAGTAATAGGATTTGAAGCCAGTTTATGCATCTTAGATGTCGAATTAGCGGTAGTGCCGATTTTGTAGGTGTCAAATTCGGACCACCAGTATTGCGGAGCGGTAATATCAACTGTAACAAAAATTTGCCGCAAAAATTTACGATGCTCTGAACCACCTTCAATTAATTGTCTTGCTAATTTCATGTCATTTGGACCAATGTAAATAACTTCATGACAATCTGCTAAATCAGGCCAATACCATTGTGTCCTTGTGTAAAAGTTATCCGCATAATTTTCTTTTGCCCAGTCATCATCTGGGTCTATTCCAGCATCAACCATTTCTCGATAGGCAATATCTTCTAGCTCAATATCTACATAATCATCTGGCAAAGTATAAAACTAACTATCACTCTTTTCCCAACTATTTTTGGGATTTCTCATTCCGCGAAGTGCGTTATCAAAATTATAAACTCTTGTTTTTTCAAATTTCATTTTTTTCTACTCCTAATGTATAACCATCAATGTGCGGATTAATATGGGTTAAAAGATTTTCAATTTCATCTATAACAACTGGTTCAGTGCCAAGTTTTTTTGCATTATTTAAAAAGACTGTGTATGAAATACATTCAATTTTGCCTAAACCATATTCACGAGCTTTTTCTTCCATCGCTCTTGGCATACTACAAACTACAATGGCCTTATGCTTTTTTGCATATTCCAATAGTCGCTTAGTTTTTCCGTTGCCTCTTTCACCAATTTCTCTATACATAAAATTACGAGCCTCCTTTGCTCATATTATATCCATATTTTTGAGTTTTATAGTAATCTATCCAAAAGACTTCTTGATTATTTAATTCGTCTTTTCCGCATAATTGTAAAACTTCAAAAGTAAAATTCTCTACACCGTCTTTTTGCATAGCTTTATACAAAATATTATTAGGTGCGTCTATGCCTAAACCGCACTTAATATGCTATTTCCAGCGTTCGGCAATATCAACGGATTGACCTATATAAGAACGTCCATCCAACAGATTGGTAATGCGGTAAATACCAGAAGCAGGTTTTACAGTAATTAATCTATTAATTAAATCATTTGCGGCTTGGCGGAAATACCCCTCCCATATGATTTTGCTAATGGGTCTAGGATTACTAATAAAAGGTATAACTTCTTTTAATCGTTTTATTTCAATCAAGTCTTTTTTAGTAATAGATAATCTGTATTTATTTTCAGCATTTCTTTTTTCATCTTCTCGTTCAAAAGCTAAACGAGCTGCTTCTGCGGCAGAACGAGTTTTATTTAATTCCTCTTTTACCTATTGGAGTTTTTCCTATTCCTATAAGGTAATTTCATTAAAATCTTTAGTAAAGTCATTTAAAACATTTAAATATTCTTCTTCATATTCTTTGCGATTTTTTTCAAGCGCGACAGAGGCTTTTTCAGCTTCTCTTTCAACCGCTTCTGCCATATTTTGATATGCTATATCATAAACAACTTTTACAGATTTTTTAGCTAGCTCTTGTCCACTTTCTATTGCATCCTATAATTCTTCTTTTTTACCTTTGAGATTTTCAACGTCTTTTTCAATATTATAATATTCTTTTTTTAAATTAGATATTGCGGTAGTTTTTGCCGCATAATCGAAATTTAAATGATTTATTTTTGCGGTTAATTCGTCAAAAGTTTGATTATATCTACTATATTCATCTTGTAAATCTTCTAATTTTACTTGATACTAATTATATAAAATTTTTAACTATTTATTTTTTTCTTCTTGCTATTTAATATATTCGTTTTCCTTATGCTGCTTTTGGATAACGAACGGTATCATAGCAATTGCGCCAATAATTATTCCTATAATAAGGTATAAAAACATTAAGTAGAAGAATAAGGGGTAAGTTTAACCTACCCCTTATATATTTATTTTATTTTATATCTTACTCAGCGGCCTCGGCAGCATCAAGATCCAAATCCATGCCTTCCTTGGTCAAACGAAGCAGCTTAATGGGCTTATGAAGACCATTCTCGGTCTCAACCTCAGCCTCAACACGAACGCCATAGCCCTTGCGCTGAATGGCGGAAGTAAAGATACCATCAATCTACCGCTTATTTAGACCCAAAGCTTCAGCAACATCTGCGGAAGTAACGTCAGTTCCATTAATCTTCTTAAGGTATTCAAATACCTTTCTACTATTTTCACTCATAGCCATAATAAATAATCTCCTTTAAAACTTTTTTCTTTTTTTATTTTGTGTGTATATTATATAAAAATTTTTTAAAAAAATCAAGTGCTCTGCTTCAACAAGTCTTGAACCATTTCGTCAATATCAACAATGTCTTCTATTGTTTCCACATGACTGGATAATTCTACTATTTTATTTTGAGCTTGCTTAATTTCTTTTTTATTTGTTGAATTTTGAACAATGCGTTCATATTTAGCAATCTTTTCTGCTAACTACTTTTTTTCTTTTCTCTTCATAAGAAATATTATTCAATCCTTACACATATATTATATGAAAAATTTTTAAGAAAGTCAAGAAATTTTTATATATTTTCTTAAAAATTCTTCTTCTGAGTAAATGGGAATGTTGAGACGTTTTGCGGAAACATTTTTACTTGAAGTGCTATTAATATTATTGTTAATCAGACAATCTACTTTTGAGCTAATGGCAGTAACAACTTTGCCGCCATTTTGCTCAATTAAGGATTTTAATTCATCCCTATTTTTGAATTTTTCCAAACGTCCCGTAATGACTACTGAAAAACTATCATTATTGTTTGTTTTGGGCAATTCTACAGAAGTAAAAGTTAATTCTGTGAAAACTTCATCGGCCATTGAAAAATCAAAGCCGCAAATTGCCGCAGTTTTTTCTGGACCAAAACCATTAAACTTAGAAAAATCAAAATTGTCGGCGGCCTTTTCTTTAAGGTCTTCGTATGTTGTAATACCATTCTTTACGAGTTCTTTAGCGACAGTCTTTCCAACAAGCGGAATACCAATTGCCGCGATAAAAGACTCAAAATTAGTAGATTTTGCTGCTTCAATTGAATTGAGAATGCGGTCAACTGACTTTATGCCAAAGCCAGGAAGTTGTTTCCATTCTTCTTCATGTTCTTTTAGATGAAAAATATCCGCAAAACTATTAATCCAACCTTTATCAATTAGTTTTTCAAGAGTCGCCTTAGAGATACCTTTAATATCTAAGCCTTTTTTGCCGCAGAAGTGTTCAATTTTATTTAACCATTTCCCTTCGCAATCGGGATTAGTACAGTAAAGTTGTTCTGACTCATTAATTGCGGTAGGCTGGCCACAAATCGGACAAGTTTTTGGAATTTCAAAATAAATTTTATTCATCATCTACATATCTCCAATGTAATTTTCCGCAGGTTTTTCGCTAACCTCTACATACCATACAAATTTTAGACTAAGTAGTGTTTGGATTCTATCGGGCAGCTTCTGAAGCACTTTCATAGATTATACCAGTTTCAATACACTAAACTTTTCTTTTTCTTGCTTCAGTTGCTTTTTGAGCATTTATTTTTCGCATCTTAGCCATCTCTTCTGGATGTTCTTTTTGCCATTTAAGCATATCTGCTGCTCGAGCAAGACCAAATTCTGGATGCTATTTTTGCCATTCTAAAGCTGCTGGTAAAGCATTTGGAGAGATTGAATGAAAACCGCCTCGATTTATATTATATCCTTTTTGAGGATCTCTAGCTTCATACAATTCTATATAATAATCTTCTTTTTCAGAAATTAAATTGGGTTCCCAATCTCCTTCTTCTAAAATAATATGTTCAAAATTATTCCAACCATATTTTTTAATAGCTTGAGTAAAATGCTAATTTTCTTTATAACCATGTCCATTTGCCCATCTATCATTTGGTTTTTTTTGAGTTGTATACCCAATATACACCTTATTATTTATTTTGTTTTTATGCATATAAATAAAACAATACATATTTATCACTCCTTCTATGTAATATAATTTTTGGAATAATCATATTACATAGAATTGTCCCAAAAATGTTTATTCTTTTTCAGCTTTAACAACTTGAGGAATGATAGCATTTTGTTTACATACCCAAATTTTTTGACCCCGATAAGGTTTTTCACCTAAAAGTTCTCTCATAATATTAAGATTATGAAGACTTGCCCTCTCAATAATACTATCACCGTCATCTACTGGTTCAAAAACAGCCACAGGAGTCAGAATACCGGTTCTTCCCATAGACCATTCAATATTAAATAATCTAGTTTCAAATTCTTCATCATAGAATTTGTAAGCAATAGCATTTTTAAAATGGTGGTCAGTTTCACCTAGAGAATTACCATAAGAGATATTATCAAACTTAAATACTAGACCGTCAATAGGATAACCTTCTTGTTTACAAAGATCTTGAATATCTTTAACCGCATAAGCAAGATTTTCTTGAATCCAAGGGACAACTTCAAAACCCAATTGCGCTAGAGTAATAAGTCTTCGTTTAAAAGAATTATTATTTTCTATATCGCCTTTAATTAAGTCCCAAGCGATAAAAGTTAAATTCCGAGCAGCACATTCTTTACTATTTAACAATCTGATACTTCCAGAAGCAAAATTACGAGGATTTTTATATTGTCCAGAAAAAGGTTCAAAATTTTTGTAAGTACAAATAACTTCTCCATCTACGATTGTTTCATTCAAATTTGAAATTTTCTTAGGAATAGAAGGAATTACCATAGCATTATGTGTAATATCTTCTCCAATTAACCCATTACCGCGTGTTTCGGCTTTGATTAATTCACCATTAAGATAAATCAATGAACAAGTTAAACCATCCATTTTTGCCATGGCGACAAAATCTTTATTACCTAAAAAACTTTCAATTTCATCTATACTCTTGGTTTTATCTAAAGATAACATTTTATGATTATGTTTTGACTTCTTTAGGTTATTGACTGTTGTATAAACAATATTATGGGTGGGGGAATTGGGATAATAAATACCTGTTTTTTGTTCAAGTTGTTCTAATTTAAAATATAAATCATCCCATTCTTTGTCGCTAATGGTAGGATGTCCTTCATCATACTCTTTAGTCCTATCATTCAGATATTTAATTAGTTGCGGAATGTAATTTGCATCTGAAATATCAAAATCAAACATATTTTATCCTCTTTTTCTTTTCTTATATATATTATACAATATTTTTTTTAAAAAGTCAAATTTGGTCCAAAAGAAAGAAAAATAGTGTATAAACTTTCATATATTAAAAAGAGGAAAGGAGAATATTCTCATGCCCATTATTTCAAAAGTGAAACTTCCTAATATAACTACACCTTATGATATTGGCGTAAATTGGGAAAATGTTAAAGATAAACCAAATGTGGGTGGAGTTGATGTTAGCGTGAGTGATGAGGATTTAAAAATAAAAACAAATAATAATATATTATTAGAAAGTGCCGAGGAGGTAAGTTTCTAATTATGAGTGAATTATATAGTATTAAAGAAGAAACTTTAACAAGTATAGCAAATGCGATACGTAGCAAAAATGGTAGTTCTGATACTTATACGCCTGGCGAAATGGCAGATGCTATTGCGGCGATTAGTAGTGGAAGCGTAGAACATCT